AATGCCCACAGCAGCCACTCCATAGGTAGCAACAATGATTTTATCAGTTGCTTCGGCCACTTCATCATATTCTGCTTGCCTCTTTGATCCTTTGGTTGCGCCTGACACAAATACTGCCTTATCCCCCAGCCGTGCAACTAGTTGCCTGCCACATTCGGTACGATCTACCAGCACCAAGGTGTTACCTGTTTCGTTTACTTGATTTATCAAGTCAGCCATGGTATCTAGTCTGCCTGACTCCTCCAACAAGTATTTGAGTTCACTTTGATAGTCTTTGTACTCCACATGATCAATCAACTGCACAATATTCACATGACAGTTGGCCAACACACCTTGTTGTTGCAGTTCGCTGGCACTGAGTCGACCAATCACTGGACCAAGACTGACCAACAATGCTTGGCTCTCAAACTTCTCTTTGGGCACAGTTCCAGTCAATCCCCAACGAATTGGCACTCTAGCCATGACGCCTGTAAGCAAAGTCTTTAGCGCATCTGCTTTGGCCATGTGTACTTCGTCCACAATCACGCACACCACATCTTCAAGAAACTCACCTATGGTACAGTCGCCCACTCCGGCCCGGGTGTTCTTCAGTAAATTGTTTAGACTCTGCCATGTGCATATGGTATGTTGGCGTCCGTATTCTTTACGATCACCAAAGTACACACCAACATCTTGTTGCATGTTGATGTAGTCTGTTTCAGTCTGGGTTACAAGACTCTTGTTAGGCACAATAACTATTGAACGACCATAAGGTGTAATAGCATTGCTCAAGGCCGCTGTCATTATGGTCTTGCCTGCACCTGTTGCCACTTCCTGTATGCACTGCGGATTGGCCAAGAAGTTGTTGATGATTTCTACCTGATAGTCACGCAACACAATAGGTTCGCCTGCGGCTGGATGTGTGCGTGGCCATGCCACATGTGCAAAACTTGTTTCGGTTACTTGCTCAAAGTTGAATATGTTTGAATAGTCTCGTTGGTCATCTAGTTCAACGTCGTAATCAAAACGTTCTAGTATAGGCAATATTTCAGGCAACAAATTTACATAGGTACTGCCGCCCAGTTGAAAGTATGCTACCTTGCCATCCCAACGTCCTAAACGCACCGCTGGCAAATAACGTGCGGCAGGGTTTTCATATTTGAAAGCCGTGACCAGGGCCTTTCTAACATCCAAGTCAAGGCCTTCTATCTTGATGTTAACTTCATCTCGTATTTGTATGATGCATTGTTTCATATGTATCGGGCCAGTTCGGAGAATGTAGTTTTAAAATCCAAATTTCTATATTGGTCGTGCCGTTGTACAAACTGTTTGAATTTATTAAACAAATTGCTGTCATCTGTATTTTGCATTAAATTAGCCCAGGTGCGCACATCTTCAATTGTACTTGATTGTAATTTATTTACAATGGCCAACTTGGCCGCTTCATGCCATACTGAAGGTCTTAGAAAAGCAGGAGTATGCACTTTGCCCATCCAAGGTCGCGGTAGGCCTTTTTGTTGGCACCATGTGACAAACTCTTCTATGTAAAGTACGTTGAATGCACTGACAGCATGTGCCACGCTGAGTTTGATGTTTGATTTTTGTTGTTGTAATTGAATATATCTATCTACATGACTGTTTAAAGTATCCCAATCTGCTGGATATCTTAGATATTCGTACCTGCAGCCTACACCGTCAATGCTCAATTGCAAATCAATTTCGGCGAAATGTTCCCATCTATTCAACCAATTTTGCTCGGGAAAAATTGTGGCATTGGTAGTATAATGAATAGAAATGTTTTTTGCTTGCTCAGTATGTATGTAATGATCTAACAATGCTTGGTGTTGTTCTATATTAGACAGCATGGGTTCGCCACCGTGCATGTCTATGTGTATCAAATTAGGAGCAATGCTGGTGATGTTATTGATTAAATCTTTTCGAATACTTTCAATATTTTGAACTTGTATGCCATACAAATCTTTGTATTCTTTGATCCATTTACTAGATGCAGCCGGCCCACAAATAATACATTTTAAATTGCATGTATTGCCCATTGCTAAACTCACAGTCAATAGATCGCCATGGTCTAGATTGTAATTGTCATAATAGTACTGCCATCTAACATAGTCTAATTGCCTTTTACTTTCTATGTTGCTTTCTTCTTCAACTCGACAGCGAACGCAGCCTGTAGGCCATTCACCTGCTTGAAACTGTTGTTTAATTTCGGAAAGCATGGCACTTTGACGATAATCATCAATGCTATGATGTTGTATATTGAAAGTTTGTGAGTAAGATTTGCTTTCAAATTTACAACAAGGTAATATTTCACCTGTAGGTAATATCTCTAAATTACTCCATGGTGCGTAACAAAATGTCATGAAACAAAGGTTCCATTTTGTAAATCAGACCAATTTTGATACAAGTTTTTACTAGTGTTTTTTAGTATTGGATTTTGCAACAAGACACCATTTTTTATAGATTCTAAAGTTATAATTCTATCAGTGTGCTGTATCACAATGTTAGAAAAATCAATCATCGTTTGCGCATAATCTTCAATTGAATTGACTCCGCATACAGAAGCCATCTCTGCCCACACATGTGGACGATGCAATTCTTTGAAACGTTTGGCTGCCCATATAGCAATATTGAAATCTTTTACAGTAATACCAATAAAATTGTGTTTGCGTTTGATATGATACTGTATATCATGACTGGGTACCGACTTGTACTTGTTTGTCATTTCACTGAGATACTGATCTTTTTCTTCATCGTTTGCAAAAGTATGCAACTTCTTAAAACGCAACCGGTCTTGTTCAAACATTACTGCTGTGTTTTGAAAGTATGCGCCTTTGCTGTCAATCAATGCTGTGATCAAATCTCCGCAGGTGCCGCCGGCATAACAAATTATTTCTATCATGTCTCCACGCTCCACGGTGTTCCTTTGTACACAAACCAAAACTTCAAGTTGCCGTTTGTGGTATCTGGATTTTCCAACTGATCATAGTAGCCATTTTGATCTGGCAGTTTACGATCAAAGTTTATGTCATGCCATACCAGTTTCAAATTGCACCGGACTTCTAATGCTAGTGCCCAATCTAAATAATACTGCGCCAAGTCTGTGGTCAATCTATTGATGCCAGCAATCTGTGTGTCTCTAAAACTGTAAAAAAATCTACAACCAGGATTCATCACAGCAGTGTATTGTTTGCAGTAGCGGGCAATGTTTTCTGTTTCGGTCCAGATATCGCCGCGATTGTTTACCACTGCAAAGTTGTCTGCACGCCAAGGCAAGTCTACCAACTGTTCACGACGTGAGCACACATGCACCCCAGGATAAAATGTTTTTACCACAGGATGCATTTCCACCGATTCAATCTCTGGCCAAATATCTTTCAAATAATATCCAGCACTAGCAAAGAACACTGTGCGTCCCGGCTGGCAGTTGCGTAGTATAGCATAATCGTACTCATCAATCAAGGCCTTACTGGAATTCTTTCTGTTCCACAACCAATATTGATGCTTGAGTCTGCCCAGTCGGTATCTGATGTATTGTGTTTTCCAATCATCCCGCATGGGTTGTTGATCAAAAAATTCAATCAGTTCGGGCATGACGTTTCCTGATAAAATAGTGTCGATCTGGCACTGCCCAAGTAAAACTGCGACCGTAGTCTTCAAAGTCCAAACTTAAATCCACAACATCCGCTGACGGCAAATTCTTTTTTAACCATTGTGTTATGGCCACAGTATATTTGCTATCTAATGTAGTGTCATGATAACTGTTGTCGATGTTGATGTAATGTCTGTTTAAACACAGATATAACGCAGGACATTGCTCTAAATGCCATTGTATCTTTTCAATAATAATGGGACAAGGATATCTACTGAACTTTTGATCTGTTATTACCACCAGGTCAGCATCAGTACTGTGTTCCACTCGGTTACAATCACCAAACACATCAGTATCTGTTTTGAATCGTACACGTTGGTAGCCATTGAGTGTTATAAAATCTCTTATTTGGCGTTCACGCCGTAGTTCAACCGGCTCTGTAAAAAAGTTTCTTTGCAGTCTATTAAAAATTCTAGACCATTTGTACAGTGCTCTAGAGGGCTGGACCGTGATTTGTCGTTGCGGGGGCGGGAAGTGCATATTGTATATAGTAGCACATGCATAAACAAAAGTCAAAAAAACAGGCTCCGAAGAGCCTGTTATAAAAACCCGGGGCGGAGCCAACCAATCCCCGGGGTAAACCTAATTCACTCAATTATCAAAATTACGAATGCCAATAATACTGCTAACACGGGGTGGCCGAAAAACACTAGCATTAATACAGCCACCCAAGCCATGTCAGGCACTTTTCATACATGTAGTTTCGGCCATGCGCTTCCAGTTGCCTTCAAAACTCTTGCGCAGGTCTGCAATCTTCAGCGCCATACGCAGGCTCATCTCACGCAGGCGATTTTGGTTTGCTTCCATGAACTCAACAATCTCGTCTTGCACACAGGGTTCAAAATCATACTCTTGGAACAACACACCATCCTTGGCAATTTGTTTGATACGCAACACTTTGTCACGCATGGTGTCCAGTGTCAAGTCCAGGTAGTGACAGCGTGATTGTAATGCATCCAAGTGATCACGCAATTTTTGGCTCTTCATGCCATCAAATTTCAAGTTGGTAATAAAAATTACACTGCCTTTGAACTCGAAACGATCTGGAATGCCTTCGCGGCGCAGAGCACTGCTCTCTGATAGCCATGAAATGGTACGCTTTTTACCGGAGTCCAAGGCACCTTTCAGTAAGTTCAAGGCCACGTCGTCAAGCAGGATGCTGTCACAGTCATCGAACACCAAGACACAATTACTGTCTGAGTATTTGTACAGGGTTTGGTACAAGCCAATGGGTGTTGCACTACCTTTGACAACTTCTGCACGAAGTCGCTTGCCTGCCAGTTTGTCAAACAAGGTGGCTTTTTCAATTTCTTGCTCAACACCAAACGATTTGCCAACTCCAGGAGGGCCGGACACAATCATGGCACGGATGTCGCCGTTGACACAGGCCTTTGTCATCTCATGCAGGATGTCAAAACGCTCGCGAATACGAGTCATAATTTGTTCTTCAGTTTCGTTTTCCACTTGGGGGGCAACAAATGCCACTGTATTTTCTTTGCTCACTGCTTCTCCATTGACATACTCGATGTCACTGATGTTGTTGACTCGGATACGGATGGTGTCGGGGCAATTGGGAAATGCACCGTTGTTTTCTACTGTGACAAAATTGCCTTTGGCTCCAGATTGAAAACCCGACACCAGATTGAAAGCGATGTTGCGCACGGGTCGGTTGCGATACACACCTTTGATAACACGAATTGCACTCATTGTTGGCTCCTTTGAAATGCGGTTGTTTACTGTTTATGTCTCTATTATAGCAAATTGTGAATTATTCGTCAACCGGGGCAAACATACGAGCGCCTTCTGCTGTAAACACTCGATAGGCTTCCATTGTTTTTTCACAATAAAGCATCTTGCCGTGCTTTTGAATATCTTGCAGAACTTCCAACAGGCCCATGCCCATGAATTCTACTTCTTTGTTGAGTTGGGCGATTGCTGTTTCGATCTTCATTGCTGGCTCCTTTTTGCTTTGTATGCCATTATTATAGCATTTTGGGAATATTCGGTCAACCACAAAAGTAGTACTACAAAAGTATTACTTTTTGAACTGTTCAAAAAAGCGGGTATTGATTTCGTCCATTTCCGCCTGCTCCACGTAGAAATCGGTAGCGGGATCGTAGTACTGGCCCTGTTTGTTGTCATAATACAACACGCGACCTGAAAAGTTGAACGGGCCTTCCAAGCCCTTGCGAGGGCCATACTTGTCACGCATGATGTCTATGGTGTCAACTACACGATATCCCATGACCGGCTCCTGTTTGTTTGTAAGCCACTAGTATAGCACAATGGGAATTATTGGTCAATTACTGCCAAAGTATTACATTATTGCCAGTGCATTGCTACCACAGGATCCTTTAGGCATTCGTGCGGTTTGGGCCGTCCATGGAACACCAAGATGCTGGTCTCGTCGCCCACAATGGTGGGTGTGCCAGGCTTGCGCGGCTGTCGTCGAGCAAAGTCATAGCCGCCTTGGCTGATTTGCCAACGCCAACTTTGCAGTTGACTTTGTTCAAAGTTTCTGCGTTGATTGTGATCAATCACTGCACCAATGTAGTCTTGATCGCCCGGATATCTTCTCACAGTTTGCTGAATGTCTAATTTAGCAAAGTCAGTCCAGACATTGGCAAACTTGTTCACATTCCACCACATCACACTGCTGTTGATTCCTGAGTGTGTGGTTTTTTGTAGATATCTAAAATCCTTGATGCTCCAAAAGTAATCAGTAGTAAGTTCAGGAATCCAACTGATGCCATTGATGATCACACAGTCAAGATCAAAATACAACAAGTTGCCTGAATGATGTTCAGGGTTAAACAACTGCATCTTGTACCACCATGAACGTTTGGGTCCTGATATACCAGGCCATTCACTCAAACAATGTTTGATCATGTGTGGTGGCACCAATCTGTGTTCTTCAGTGTACACATGCAAGCGTATGCCTTGTGGCAGATGGCGGGTCAACATGTTGTACAATTTGTCCACGTACTGCCAATCATACCCAGTGCCGTGAATCACACAAGCACAATCAACTATGCCGTCAACGCGGGCTCGATTCTTTTTAGCCATAGTCCTTCTCGTAATTCTTCAACAGTGTATTCAGTGTGGCAGATCTTGACCAACCACAATTCTCTATCCACGGTGTAGGGTAGTTCAATGTCAGACATACCCACTGCCACAGGATAGGCTAGACTGCTGTGGGCAACAATGGGCCTGCAACCTGCAATGCCTGCTTGTATGCCCGGTCCTGAGTTGTGGTTCACCACAGCATGACAGTTAAAGTGCATGTCAAAACTGTCGTAGGTGTTGACCACAGGTCTTGCAACTTCCATCTTGGTATTTGCTGGCATATAAGGCATGCGCAGTGGACTTCGTGGGTGTGCTCTGATGCGTATGGGACGATCAGTTGAATTACGTAACTGCTGAATCTGCATCAACACCCATGATTCCATGCTGCCTATGCCTGCAACCTGCAAACTGTTTCGGTGCTGTGCAGCAATGATGATTTCGGGTCCAGGATTGACCTGGTTGGCTAAACTTATTTGCAGTCGTCTTGGTCGATCCCAATCCAAGTCTGACTCATGTCCGTAATAGCCATCACTGGTGACGTGATTCACCGCCAGTTTCCAAGTCTGTCCACGATACAGCGCACCAATATCTATCACAATCACTGGTTTATTCTGACTACGATAGTGTTCGTACACCCCTTGATTTGGGCGCATCCTGCCATGCCACAGCACTGACCAAATCACCGCGGCATCAGCAATCATAGAATTCTCTTGTGTTTGTATGCCCGCGGCTTGGCAGCAGTCCAAGAATGCACTCATTACAGGCTTGGAATTCAATGCACATTGGGCAGGAAAATAGGCTATGCTTTTGATCACTGTAAATACGCTTATGAAATACACTGTATGTACCACTTTTAACGCCGAGGGCTATAAGACTTATGGTCGGCGGATGATCCAGACTTTTTTGCAGACGTGGCCCCAAGATGTTTTACTCAAAGTGTATGCTGAAGGCTGTATAATAACCGAAACTGCACCTAACTTACAAGTTTTGGATTTAGAAGGAGTCAGCACAGACCTTGTGACATTTAAAAACCTCTGGCGTAACGTGCCCAAGGCCAATGGCAACATTGGTCCAGGCAGTGAACGCAAAGCATTCAAATGGCAAGCAGTGCGTTTTGCTCACAAAGTGTATGCTATATTCCATGCGGCCCGGCACTGTACCACAGATTGGTTGATCTGGATGGATGCAGACATGGTATGCCATAGTCCAATCACTGTACAAAAGATTTCCTCATTCTTTCCAGATGACAAAGAATTGTGTTACGCAGGTCGTAGCAACAAGTTCTCCGAATGTGGTTTGTACGGCATGAATTTACGTCGTGAACCCATACAAAAGTTTTTAATAGAGTTTCAACGCATGTACGACGATGCCGAAAACGGTATATTCAAACTGTCAGAATGGCATGACAGTTATGTGTTTGACGACGTCAAAAACCGCAGTGGTCTGGCTGAACTAAACTGGTCAGCCGGCCTGATCAACGGTGAAGGTCATCCCTTGATCAACTGTGAATGGGGTGCGTACATTGATCACCTTAAAGGCAAACGCAAAGGCGATGGCCGTAGCAAACTCAAGGACCTTGTGGTTCGCCGCACTGAAAAATACTGGCAATGATATTTTTAAGCAAGAATGGCGATGACGAATACATTGACATGTATGCACATGGGCTTGGCCTTGAGAGTACACCCTTGGAATCATGGCGCTATGAGGACAGCACAGAGCCACTCATGTTACGTGGCATCATGAAACACAAGATCATCAAACAATGCTGGGCAGATGGTCGACCATTTAGATACATGGACTCGGGATATTTGGGCAATCGTCCCAGTTACAAAAATCCGCACGGCTGGAAGTTATGGCACAGAATTGTGCCAAATAACTTGCAACATGATCAGGTTATACCACGACCCAGTGATCGTTGGAATCAACTTGGACTAGAAGTTGCCAACCGCCGACGTGGCAGCACCATATTGATTGTTGCTCCAGATGAAAAGCCCTGCAAGTTTTATGACATAGAATTAGACACATGGTTGGCACAAACTGTGGCCACAATCAAACAACATACAGACAGGCTCGTTGTTGTACGTGAACGCAACCGGAGTCGCATGGATAGAAAAACAAATCGTGTGGAACGAGCCTTGGATGATGTGCATGCTGTAGTAACGTTCAACAGCATAGCAGGCACCGAAGCCATCCTAGCAGGTGTACCTGTGTTTGCATTGGCACCCAGCAATGCTGCCCGACCAGTGAGCAACACAGACTTGACTCGGATAGACAATCCATGGTGGCCAGATCGAGACCAAATACTAGCATGGGCATACCATTTGGCCTATGCTCAATTTCATATAGACGAATTCAAAAACGGACGAGCAGAACGCATACTTAAACAAACAGAGGAGATACTGAGTGCATGAATACCAAGGGTGGTGGTTCCCGGATGCTGAATCACACTTTCCAAAGATGCTGAAGAAAAGCACGGACAAAGGCGGACCTGCTGAATATCAATACCAAGTGCGTGATCGCAGCATCGCACATGCCAAAAAACGCAGTGTGGCCTTGGACATTGGTGCCAACGTGGGACTATGGAGTCGCAGTCTCTGCAAACACTTCAGTACTGTTGTGGCATTTGAACCTGTGGCCATGTTTAGAGAATGCTTGATCCGCAATGTTGTTGCTAACAACTTGCAGATCAAAGACTTCGCGCTGGGAGATACACGCACACAGGCCACCATGATTATTACAGAAGGCAACACTGGTCATACTCATATTGATCCTGCCACACTAGGCACAGGAGACACCGAAATATACCGATTGGATGATTTGGACTTGGATGAAGTAGACTACATCAAAATGGATTGCGAAGGTTACGAATATCGCATCCTGCAAGGTGCTGAGCAAACTATTCGACGGTGTCGACCTATTGTTGTAGTAGAACAAAAACCACACGATGCGTATAGCAATCAATATGGACAACATGCTGCCATTGAACTCATGCAGTCCTGGGGCATGGTACGCTTGGATCAAGTTAAAGACGATTGGATCATGGGGTGGAGGTAAAGTATGCATGGTCGCCAACAGTCAAAGGCGACTATGAAAAATGGACCTTGGAGCCATGGCGCCTCAAAGGACTAAAGACATTTGATTACATAGAAGATATTCCCGAAGATCATGTACTGGTTGTCAGCCACTTTGCTCCGTGGTGGTCACCGTTGAAAGAGTGGATTGAGGCCGGTCGTCCCTGGATTGAAATAGAGTTTGGTTATTGGGGAGACAACGAACCCAGACGCAACACTAGACGAGTCACTTATTGCGGACATCACAATCTCAATATGAGAACTCGACCTTGGCCTAGAGCACAGTTGTTCGGCGAACCACGTGCCATGCACAATTGGCGCACTACACCTGGCAAATACGTTGTGATTCCCAAGCCCATAAAAGAAATACTACAACAACGCACTGGTGAAGATATTGTAGAATGGTGCAATAAAATGCAAAGCCTGGTTCGCACATATTGGTCTGGTGAGATCGTGTGGCGTAGCAAAGGCAGTAGTAAGCCTGGACGCTGGAACAGTTTTGTGCGGTTATTGGATGATGCACATGCTGTGGTGGGAGATCGCACCATGGCCTGCGTAGAAGCCTGTTTGTTGGGTGTGCCTGCTTATACTATAGATCATAGTATGACCACCTTGCTCATGGGTGGAGTTGAAAACTTGGGCAACATACAACATCCAGATAGATCAGACTGGTGGGATCATATTTGTTGGAGCCAATTTCATATTTGGGAATTCGTTGACTGTGGCAAGTCTGTGGCTGATCTAGTCGAGTCGTATCAGATTCACAGGTAAGGCAAAAACTTTTGATACACACGGCCTGTGCGAGCATCCGCATCGCTCCAGTGTGCAGCCGCTAGATCATAAATCCATTGTTCTCTGGCAAAAGTTTCTGGCGATTCAATTTTACCGACATCTCGGTTGGCCACTGACCAGGCCACACAACTGGAATCATCTGCAAACACAGAAATACCTTCACACACTGCTGCCACACTGGCACTGCTGTTGAAGAACACTGCCGAATGTGCGCCCTGCAAGTTGTCAATCAAACGACTTTGAGTAGGTTCCAATATAACTACATTTTGTCTTTTGCCCATTTTACTATTGTACATAGCAAAGTCTGTCATATTGTATTGACCTGGATGTGGTCGAACATAAATTTGTCTACTGCTCACTGATCTTATCAGATGTATTTTATCGCGCAACCAGGTCATTGGATCCAGAGTTTTCATTGCAAATCCGCCATCACGTTGCATGCAAATTAAAATATGTCCAGCCTGATTAACTTGGACTGGTTTTATACCAACTCCCAGGGTGCGACTGATCTCCAGCCATTTGCCAGCATCACTGTTGCGGTTGGCATATTCAGCACGATCGTAAAACGGACCGTTGAGACTGTATCTCAAATACGTGCCCTGATTGTCAAGATATTTCCAACATGACGCATCTATGCACATGGTTTGAAAACCCAGTCTGCGTTGCTCTGAAATGATTTGTTTGCGCAGTGTGATGTTGCGGCCACCAGTGTTTGTGGTAGCCCAGCCCAGCATCACAGCCAACCGGCTGGGTGTGTATCGGTGTTCCCATTCTACCTTGACTGTGTGTCCTGTTGCTCTCACCCCATCAGCAAAACTTTCTAGGCATTGTATTTTCCTAGAATGTTTTTGTGGATTAGCAACACTGCTAACGTAGACTACGACATCAACCACCCTGAAGGATTCTCCATGCTGTGCCGTCACGCATTTCTGCTTCAGTAAACTGACAATAGGCCATGTGTGCTGCCCAGTGTTCTACTTCATCCAAGGTAGGCACATAAGGCTCGTTAATAGCATCCAGCGATTGGCTGCACAAGGCCGCGGCCGCATTGGGTCCCAAAGTAATAGCAGGTTTGCCATTGAGCAAGGCTTCACCTGCAGCAATACTGGAAAATGTGACCAGACAGTGTATGTCTTGTTCCAGGGCATGTGCCATTGAATCACCGCTGGTTCTAGCAGTGCGTCCAGGCTTGCGTCGCACGATAACTTCGCGGTCAGTTTTGCTAGCCAGTTCACGCAACACATTGTCAAGCCATTGCTCTAAATCTATGTCATAGAGATTCAACAATTTTTGACTGGGCGGTGCCAACAGTATCTTGCTGCCACGATAAAATTTGTGAGGTTGAAACCCTGTTGCCCCTAGTCTGTCTCTAGGCCGGTCTATGATAGGGCCAAAGTTTTGTACATCATTCCGGGTCACACGATGAAACATTTTCTTTTTACCGTTGCCAAAATACCCTGTGTCTATGTAGTAAAAGTCACGCCCGGTTTCTTTACAGGCTCGCATTTCTTTGCGTTTGGTAATGCCGCGCAATATCACTGGGGTCATTGACTTTTCGCTTTTGTTCCAGGTGGTTATTTGTCCGCCGGCCCCTAATGTAAAACTCTGTAGTACTGGATCAAACATTTTTCCCTTTTCTGAATATCTAAATTCACTGTCAATAGCATGCACCGCTTGATTATCCAGGGCACGTATTTTTTCTGTCAATGCTTCTATGTTCAATCCGTAGTAGTCGCCTGCTGGATCCACACGATACTTGATCAAATCTTTAAATAATTCAGACAACTCCGGTGGAACCATGTCCAATTCATGTGGTGGTGCTGGTGGTGCTTGCTTCCTGGAATTTTTTTGTTCACAGAAGTCAGTCAGCATGTGTTCCTTGTGCCATTCTTGAGAAAAATTGCCTGCATCAGCAAATTCATCGAAACAAGGAGTGCCCAAGGTATAGTGTACCAGTTTGGCATCTGGATTGCCTTCGTATTCAACGTCTAGCCAGTTCCACTCTGGAGGCAGTTCTCCAATGCGATTGTCATCCAACCAGGAAAATCTATGCAGTTCGGCGCCTGTTGATCGTTGCACAAACTCAGGTGTTAGTTGACGATTAGGAAAACTGTTGCAGTTCCATAAGATAACGCTTGACCAGTTCTTTCTTGGATAGTCTTCGTTCTTTGAGCCAAGATATTTTTCAGTCATGCGTGTTTTGTAGTCGTGCTTGACCACCATGACATCTTTGAACGGATCCTGCAAGTGCCACAGTTCCACAATATCACCACGCAGGATCATGTCGCCGTCAATAAATATGGCCCATCCCGAATAGTCCATCAAGTGTGGAACAAGGAAACGGCTGTAGATAAATTGATTGCTGCCATCAGTGTGTGTTTCATCGTAGTCCTTAAACAAGTTCAATGCCACAGGAACAATGGCCACAGGCTGACTGGCATGTCTAATGATTGAATTCACGCAGGTATGGTATGCAATGGCTTCTCTAGGATCGTATCCTACAAATACAGGAATTGGTTTCATCGGCGTTCAATGTCATCTTCAACACAGCGGTCACCGTATTGTATTTCAATCAACTTCAAGGGTTGATTGGTTTCGTTGCATAACTGATGCCACTCATTGACTTTGATAAATGTGTGTTCATGCATGGTCAGTTGACACTTGACTTCTTGATCAGTTGATGCTTCATCCAAGGTATACACTGTGGCTTGACCTTCGGCCACAAACCAAAATTCAGCACGACTATCATGTCGTTGCATGCTCAAGCATGTTCTAGGCATCACAGTGAGTTCTTTGAGTTTGGTGTTGGCACCAACTTCGTGCAACACACGATAGTATCCCCAGGCACGATCAGTCTTGGGTGTTTTCCATTCTGTCAGTATCCACGAACTGGAATTCATTTTGTTTTCGCCACCAACACCGAATTGAAAGTCCACATCATCAAATACCATTTCGGGAATGTTATCTGCTGTACGGTCGCCACCGTTGGCAAAGATAAATCGAGTTCTAGGCATGGTGTAGTGTGCTCGAGCCACACGTATAGCATCAATGGCAGTGTTGTCTGCATCGTCAAATTCAATTACCTTGTCTACCATGCGTAGATTTTCGATGATGGCTCGGCGTTCTTGCATGGGCATGAATGGTCGCCCTTTTTTGCGTGTGAGCCAAGCGTCTGAATTAATACCAACCACAAGCCTATCTCCCAGTGCCCGGGCGGCTTCAAAATAGGCAATGTGCCCAGAATGTAGCGGATCAAAGCCGCCTGTGACAATTACAATTTTCATACAGTTATTTATCTGCGTATATTTTGATGCTCAAGTATCAAACGCAGTTCAGGGCTGCCATTGGGATTTTTTACTGGGTTGGCTGTGAAGTTCACAGACTCTGACCAAACAATGCGGCACTGATCAAACTGTTGTTTAACTCGCTCCAGCCACCAGTCTGCATTTTCTACAATCAAATGTGCATTGCGACCGTCCGGCAAGCGTTTTTTTGCAGGATAACAGGCAATGATTAAGAAGGCCGCACGAGAAAACTTGCTTTGCATGAGTTTCAACGACTGATCTAATTGATCTGGTTCAAAGTGTTCTATTACATCACAACTGACCAAACAATCATAGGTGCCAGCAGGCACAACATTATAATCAGGATTGCCAGGATCATAGCCCGTCAGTTCTTGAATACTGGGGAAATCCGCCTCCACACGGTTGAGAAGATTGCCATTTGCACACCCCCAATCGACTAGACTCCAAGGTTGGTATTTGGTTACAAAATTGTGGACCAAGTCATACTTGGGCAAAAGTTCTTTGTACATTCCTGTCATAGTATTATATATGAATGATGTACCAACCACCAGAATGCCACCTAGGCTTCAAAAAAGAACAGCAACAAAAAGATTTCTATCTCTGACAAATCTCGTTGCCAGCGTTCTTCATCAGTCATGTTATACCGTGATGTCTTCCATACCTGCTGTGCGTAGTCGAACAACATGGCCCATTTGCCATTGTTTGGTGTCCAAGCCCTTCATGATACCCAGCCAACGATTACGTAACAGTGCCACTTCGTTGATAATAGTTTCAAAGTCCACAACTTCTTCTTCGCCATCCACATATTTTTCAGCATCACGTGCTGTGAGCGCACGAGCATAACCTTCAAGATACTTCTTGAAATGTCTAGTACGAATCTTTCTCAGTTGAATGTTGAGAAAGTTCAACACCGCTTCAATTTCTTGCAGTTGATTGAATCTGTGTTCGGTAATGCCGGGTAAAGCGGTGATATTTTTTTCTACCATGCCACCAATTCGGCAGTCACGTTTGGCATCCGTGAGTTCTGATTCAAAGTGTGCAATAAAGTCAGGTATATTGCCAAGGTCGGCTACAACTTTACTGTACCACATATTTTCTATACTCTGTTAACCAAGGAAATAATGTCGGCCAATGTGTGCCACGTCTGCGATCTTTTTCGTCGAGAAAATGCAATAATTTATTGACTTCTGTTGGGTTGGTAGTCGAATTTACCACGCTACTAGCTATCCCAGCCATGTATTCGTGTGTGATTTTATCTTCTTTGGATTCCTTAGGCATTAATTCAAGGATACGTTGAAAATCATCTTTAAATATGTCATCTCCCATGATATCAGGATCAAGATAACTCGGGGCAGGTGATGGTTTACTAAAATGTTGATGTACCGTCCTCTCATTGTTCCATTGATTTAATTTAATCAAAAGATCGGGCATAGTTTTAATAGTGAGCACTGTAATGGTTTGATTTATACTAAGGTACAACCATTTGTGTTTTAGCAGTGTTTCAAAATTTTTCTGCCATTGATCAATTTTTAGTCCCCAACGCACATATTCTTGTTGTGGACCCCAACAGTCTATGCTACATGATATATCAATTCTTCTTACTTTGTTTGTTAATATCAGTTTTTTGAATCTTTCAATAAACATAGCCAAACGATCGGCATTCACCATGAGATTAGTTACAATATACAATTCACAATCAGGATTGGGATATTGTTCTATCATGTCAAGTAATTTTTCAAATTCTTTTTGGTAAAATGGTTCACCACCTAATGCACCAAATCTTTTTAATTTTGGAAACCCCAAAGGAAACCACTGCCAAAAATAAGGTGTAAGGTCTTTGTGATGAGTGTCGATTGCTTTTAAATCCAGATTGCCTTTGACAAATGGTCCAAACTTTTTATTTTCACCATTTATCACAGAACTCAAATATGGTGAACAATAAAGACAGCCTAAGTTACAGGAATTGTTAAAAAAAACTTCTAATATTGTTGGGGATACCTCTATAGCATTCGGATCTTCAATTAGTTCTGGTGGCACAAGATTAGGTATATTAATTTGGCGCAATCTGTCACTTGTGCCACCAAATTCTTCAATGTTTTTGCAGTAGGAACAACTTTGTTCTGGCCACAACCCTTGCAGCATTTTTCTGCGATCACCTAATACAATTTCGGTATTATGGAAGTTATTGAAATTTTCAGGAGTTAACTCAGTTTCAGCAGTGCGATGACACGTTCTAGAAAATCCGCCGCTAAGATACAATGATGTCCAATTCCATTTTAACTGACAGGCTGTGGCAGTCTTTATTGGAAAATATTTAGGCATCAGTAGTCATCTTCTTTGTTGTAGTTGTCCTCGTCATCAAACTCTTCTTCCTCTTCTTCTGCATAGTCTTTGTCATTGTCAAGATATGCGGTTAGGGCTTTTTTGATGTCTGAATCGCCTTTGAAGGCTTCTCGAATTTCTTCAACGTCATGATCATGATCAATCAGGATAGACACAATGCTTTCGGCAGCATCTATACGATCTACCACGTTGACATATCTTTTTAGTTCGCCCCAAATTTCGCTTGCTACTTCTGCTGACATTTTTATTCCTCCGTGGTGTCGGCTGTACTTACCTCAGTTTTGATGTTCTTGAAGTCTGTCATGACTTTGTCCAAGCAACCATCATCATTCTTTTCCCATGCCTTGCGGAACTTCTTGATAATCTCGCCTTCGCTGGTGGTAAACACCAGACTGTTGCCTTCACGCTTGAGCAGCTCTTTTTTCTCAATCAAGTCCACTAGGCCTGAGTAAGGGCTCATGCCTGTGGTGTAAGGAATCTTGACCTGCACGCCTTCAAAGGGTTTGGCATAGCGGGTTTTCATAACTTTACAGCCTGCACGAATACCATTGACGTCACTCACCTTGTTGCCGTCCTCGTCCTCTTTCAGCTTCATTTTCTTCATGGCCACCACAATTGAACTGGCGTAAATGAAACCTTGACCACCACTGATCTTGTCATCGGGGTCAAACATGTCCTGGCTTGCGTATGTGTGATTGGTACAAACCAAGCCCACGTTGTAACTACCAAACATGTTCACACAGTTACGCACCAATGCTGTGAGTGCCTTGGGTTTACGACCCAGGTCACCCTTCATTTCGCCAGCATCAAACTGGTTCACATCAGTGGGAGTCAACAGCATGCCCAGTGAGTCAATCACAAACATGACCTTGGGACGTTCGCCTTCAGGTAATGCTTTGTAGTCGCTCATGAATGTTGAGATGGTCTTGGCCACATCGTCAATCATGGCCATACTT